GTATTTTTTAAGAGTAGTTCTTCTAGTAAGTCTTTTTCCTATAAGGTCTTGAAAGTCTAAGCCTCCGATAGCATCTTTAAATACGCTTTCAATATTTGCTACTGTTATCTCGGGACGAGAATAGGCTCCGTCGCTAGAGATATCAAATCCATCAGCTTCAAGGGGCAGAGCTTCATAAGTTTGAACGGCTCCTGCAGAATCTCGAAACTGTAGTTCTGTTAAGTCATCGTCTAAACCGGCGAAGAAGTGGGCAAAACTACCTGAAGAATACTCTAGATCGTAGAGTACCACCAGTTCCGAACCAGGATCTTGTAGTTGTACTGTTTTTATGATGTCGCTCATGCTTCATATACTCTTCTAAGTGTTGCGGTACAGGAACCAATATTTAAATTATAATATACTTGATTATAATCTTCGCAGACTACCTTCACGGTTGTTTCATCTCCAACACCGTCTGGGTCAGGAATAGTGAAATTAAAGGAAGTAGTACCTCCTTTAGAGTCTAGAAAGTCTACAATATCATCTATTTCTTGTGTAGGGCGATTATTAAAAGATACGTTAAAATTTTGCATAAGAGTGTTGATACCCTCTTTTAATCTTTGTTCATATCCATCCCCAAAAGAAACTTTTAGTACTCTTGGTTTTGTTTTCTTCGAGAAATTTCTATCTGGAGTTACAAAGCCAGAGGCTCCTCCTACATTAATACCAATTGTCATTATGCTGCTCCATAGGGGCTAAGAATCCCGCCAGGACGTTTTTGACGTTGTAGCTCATCTTGAACCGCACCAGCAATGAGTTTACCCATGTTGGCCCCCATTTGTCCATCACTATTAGACTCTGATTGTGAGTTGCCTTGCCCGTCCATAGACACGTTCACAGTAACATTGTTATTTTGTCCCATACCGGAGCCCATATTCACTGGAATAGCTTTGCCATCTGGAAGAGGTACTACGGCTTCGTTCATTTTACCTTCACCTACAAGTCCGACAGTGGGCCGTTTTACGATACCCCCATTAGCATATCCAGTAACTCCTCCAGGCATAATACCCCCAGCAGCGGCCCCGAAGATGCCTCCAATAATATCTCCCACATTAAATCCCCCTCCACCAAGTACAGACATAAGCAGAGATGGTAGATTATTAAGAGAGAAAGCTCCTTTTGAAAGCTCTTTGGAAGACTCCAGAGAGGTACTCATAGCTTCTTCGGTTCTTTCTGCTTGTATTCTATTTAGGTTCTCGATACTTGCTACAGATGCCGAAACGTCAGATGACCATTCTTGTACTATTTCTTCTCCGTTATCTCTGGTATACTTTTTCTCAGGCTTGCTATTCACACCCATCCCACCTATAACGCTTCCGAGACTACCTTTGGCGGCTATAGAGTTAGGACCGTCTGCATTTACGCCCATTCCCCCACCCATAGCAACAGGAAAGTTTACTACGTGAACGTAGACAGGATTATCCACAGTATTACCTCTATCAGAAGACTTTAAAGAAACAGAAGATTTAGTCGCTGTTTCTAAAACCTTTGTAGAATTCAATCCATCTATATTTTCTACTTTTTTAACAAGAGCCGTTTCTTCTTGTAACTTCGTAGTACCAAAAGTTCCAGAGTTAGGATCTTTCTCAAAAGCTGCAAAGTTACTTTGGGCTTGAGAAAAAGCCTCTATTATTTTCTGTTTAACATCCTCTCCGCCAGACTGAAAAGTTTCTAGCAATTTTCTATTTCGTTTCTCTTCTTCGGTTTCCTTTTTTCCAAATACACTACCCATAATACTGTCGGTTATTTGTCCAGCTAATTCTTTCGCTGCAGTTTTTGCTGCAGTGCTTGCACTTTTAAGTATAGCGTCTTTAAAACTAGTCTCGTCCCCTATTAATAGGTCATAAATATTAGTTTCAAGACCAGTTTCTAGTCCATTTTTTAAAGCCATACCAAGTTTATAGGCCGATTCTTCTTGTTTTTTTATAGTCTCTAATTGTTTTTCTAATAATTCTATCTGTGCTTGTTCTAAACTTAAAGTATCTATCTGTCCTTTAGTTAATTTTTCTCCTTTAGCAGCTATGTTATCTAAGATTAGAGAAATACTTTGCTTTTTTCTAAGTATATCATCTTCTAAATTTAGCTGAGTTTGTACTGATTTTTGCTGTATTAACTGTCTTTTACTTGAGTATAAAGATGCAGCTATAAATTGCTTTTCTCTAATAATTTTATCCATAGCAATACGTTGTTCTAATTCTAGTCTTCTTTCTATAAGGTCATTTTTTATTAATTCATTAAGTAGAATTTTTCTTTCTTGAACCCCTATATTGAGCAGGAGTTCTTCTCCTTTCTTTGTTAGCGCCACAAAATTTTGTTGACCTTTATTAATAGAAAAAATAGCCGTTTCTATAGTATCAAAATCATCTATCAAATCTTTTAAAGGATTGCTAGGCACTAAATCGTTAAGAGTTTTGGTCATTCTAGGGCCTAAGTCCTCTAAAGATTTTTTATAGGAATCTACTTCACTTGTTAACTCTTCGAAATTAGTTCTAGCTCTTAGTAAATCTTTAATCTGTTTACCGCTTAACTCCGTACCTCTATCTAGAGTATTATTAACTAGCTCTAGTTGTTCTCTGTATCTCTCTACCGAGTCTCCTTGCAACTCCGTAACAGTTATAGATTCCAGCCTTTGCTTTATGTATTCTTTCAGCGTGTCTATGTTTTTATTATCAGCAGCACCAGTATCAAAATATTCTGACCCAAAGGCTTCATTTAAGGCTTTTTGCGCTTTATCCGCTACAGCAGCGACATTAGCCGTACTAGTCGCTAGAAATTTTAATTCTTCATTATAATTCTTTAAAAGATCTTTCTCGTCAGTAATAGACAGAGATTTTACTAACTGACCTACAGCTGATAAAGTTTTTAAGCTAACAGAATAGTTATCATCTAAATCTGAGCCTAGAGCTCTCTGAGTTTTGGCGAAAGCTGTATATTCATCATTTAAACTCTCTACTTTCTCAAGAAGTTTCTTAACATCTTTCTCTACACTCCTAATACCTAAAAAGGAATTGATAAATCTTTTTACAGAGTCAGGAATAAACTCAAAAGCAAGAGTAAGAGCCCCTATGAAAGGTAAAAATCTTGAAATAGCAGCCCCAGTAAATTTTACTAGTTTAGAAGTCCATGATATAGCTGTAGAAGCAAAACTAACTGCCGCTAGTTTAATTCTCGCATAAGCTGAAACCCAAAAATTAGATACTTGTTTAGCTGCTACAGCAGATTTTCCTGCTAAGATGGTTTGAGCAATCTCCATATCCTTAAAAGCATTAATAAACTTTCTTCTAACTTCTAAAGTTTGCCCAGCGAATTTACCTGTGCCTTCAGTAGCCTGCTTAATAGCAGTTTTTAAAGTTCTGCCTGCTATATTTCCTTCGTTCTTTAGCTTTTGAAGACCAATAAAAGGAATCTTATACTTTTCTCCCAGCTTAACTGCCGATTTTCCTGCATCGTCTAATAATAATTTTGCTGTTTCAGTATCTCCTTTTAAAGCTCCTAATTCTATAGCGTCTACTTTTAAATTTCTCTGTAGTTCTTTTACTGAATCGCCTATACCATCCAATCCTTGTATTGCCCCTGTAGAAAATTCTGAAATTTGTGGTATTATTAAATTAAGAAATCCTTTTAATAAAGGAGCCGCTAGCAATAAGGAAGCAAAAGGGTTCATAGCAAGAAACCCCGCTAGAGGAGCTGCAAGAAAATTTATTCCTTTCTTTATTGTATTAACTAGATCATCAAAAGATTTTCCGAATTGATTAAATTGGTTAGCTTGAGGATCGGATATAGCTAAGATTTTTGAGTATTTTTCTTCTGTCTGAGTAAGTACATCGTTGGCTACAGCCTGGGAGCGTTGAAAAGCATTTAAGTCATTAACATTTTTACCTATAGAATCGGCGTAAGTTTGGGTGGCGTCTTTGAGTCTTAATATAATACCAAGTTCGTCCAACAATTCCGGTTCTGCTTTTGTAACACCTCTTACTAAACGATTAAAAGAATCAGTAACATCCCTCCCAAGAACTATAGAAACGTCTTTTGCAGCTTTTCCCAAGCCTTCTAGTTGGGATGTGGTTAGTCCTGCCGCAGTACCAATTGCTGCGGCTTGTGCGGCGTCAGTAAAAGTAACCTGAGCATCAGTAGCATCTATTATATTTTTCGTAAGAGTTTTTAAAGCTATACCTGTAGAAGAGGCGTATGCTTGCTGCCCTGTTTCTAAAGTTACTAAGTTACCTGCATCTTTAAGGAATCGAAAAGCGGCGCCTACAGCAAATACCTGGGCGGCTAAAGCAGCGTAAGCGGGAACAATACCACCCGAAATTCCTTGAGCTTGTTTTGAAAAGTTTTTGCCTGCGCCGCTGCTGGCTTGTGCTACACCTTTTAATTGACGGTCGGCAGTCTGGGCAGATTTACCAGCTTTTTCAAGACCCGCACCGAGCTTTTTAGCGCTCTTTTCTGTAAGGCGCATAGTGCCGTTGTCGTCTACAATAATACTTACTTTTACTTCTTTAGCCATTATCCTTGCACATTATGGGTGTACTGTTTTCCACCGCTTTTGGCTTTACGTTCTTCAGCCTTTCTCTTCTTTTCCATTTTTTCGTTCAATTGCTGAACTCTAAAATACTCGATTCTCGAAATAAAGAATACTACAGTCTTCTTATCTTCTATACCAAACAGGTTCAAGAAAAAATCTATGCTAGACCATTCTTTGCCCATGTAACTTCCGGACATACCTTCCCATCTATCAGGCATATAGTTAAAAATTAAAAAAGCATACTGAACGTCTTCAGGGAAAACGTCCATAGATACAGGCATTCTGGCAGGATCTGGCTCTGTTCCGAGTTGCTCGCACATAGCCAAATATTTTTCAGTGGATAATTCACCCTCTTGAGAAATACTTTTTTCTACAAGTCGGAGGCACTCTTCGACTTGTTTTTCGTAAAATTTTCAAGGTCACCTAAGGTATCTGATACCCAAGTGTCAAAAGAGCCAGAGTTCTTCATAAGAATCTCTGCCTCTTCTAGGGAGTACGGTAATTCTTGGTCCGGGTCCATGCCTTCAGTATCTACTAATAGAAGCTCTTCTAAATAAGATAACTTTAAGCCTGTCCAGCCTTTAATTACAGCTTTTACATATTCAGTAAGAAACTTATCGTCATCGATAATTTCTTCTGCTTGGTGTGTTGAACGATTGAATTTCTTTGAGACACATTTCTTGCGGAGTGCAAGTAGCTCTTCTCGTGCTAGGTAACATAAATCAACAGAAAAACCATTCATGCCCGGAAAATCAATCGAAACGGTCATGGATGGCTTCATTAAACTTTTTAAAGAAATATCGCTCATAGTATAAAAATCCTAATTTAATTAAAGAAGGGGGAGTAGAACTCCCCCGTAGATTTAATAATTATACTAAAGCGACTTCGAAAAGTCAAGATTTATTTTTTTCTATTACGCCGCTGTATAGACGATAGTTGCTTCATTTTGAGCGTCAATGTTTCCACCTGATGCTTGCCCATGAAACGCAATATCAAGAGTAAGCAAATCTTCTACGTTAACAACAGGAATCTCTAAGTGAGCTGTAGGTAAAGAGAATTTTAGGGCTGGTGCAGAAACACCACCAATATTGATATCCAGGGCAAAAACATTTCGTACTGTGTCACTATCAGACACTAAGTCTGCGAACAACTCTCCTGATTTACTGTTAGCAGTATCGTTATCTAAGTAACAAGTCAGATTTCCAGAAATTGAACGAGTTCCAGTAATATTACCTAAAGGCTTATTTACTTGACCTAATTCTTCAGGAGTAAGATAAGAAATATTATTCTCGAAGTTAATAGAACCTCCAGTGAGGACAATTACGTATCTGTCAGAAACGGCACTAGTAACTACTACCGCCTCAGCTCCAGAGGTCGAACTTTCAAGATTGCCGGAAAGAGTAATAGCTTGTCCTAATATGCTATCTACCGTCTGGCTAGATGTAACGACTCCTGCAACAAAAATTGTGTCTCCAACCTTTAATTCACTAATATCTCCGAGAACATTTAATACAGCTTGACCTGAAGCATTTACACCATCTACTGTTACGCCTGTTACAATATCAGTATCTGGAGAACCAATTAATTTATCGGTTCGAACCAGGTCAACGGTAGAAATACGATTACGAATAAAGTTGGACGTCGAGTCAATTCCTGTAGTAATACTTGGAACTGCAAGTGTAGTCCCTTCATCAGAAAGCTCAGAACCAAACCCAGACCACTGAATAGTAGCAATTCCATCAATGTCAAAATCAATTGTAACTGAATTTACAGCAGCCTTTGTAATTTTGTATACTTGGTTAGTTCCGCCAGTAGGTTTGAACATAAAGTAAATTTCATACCCTTCTCCCATAGAAGGAATGTCACTATTCGTAAGGTCAAAGGTATTAGTAGTCGCAGTTACTGCATTAACATCACTAATAGAACCAGCAAATTCGCCCGTGTTCGCAGTAAACGAAGTAGCTCCGGTATACATAGCCCATAAAGCTTCTTCTATACAACGCGCTTGATCTGGGCTTGGTTCTGTGTCTAAAGTAGGACGAGCATAAGTACTAAAACTCCATTCTACGGGTGCTAAAGAATCATTAAAAAGCAAACGTCCACGTCTTGAGGTTGCTCCCGCTTCACTTACTGTAATTTCGGAAGCGTTAATTGCTTGCGAAAAAGAAAAACCATCAAGTACAGGTACTTCCCAAATATCATCGTTAAGTTTGATTGCGACTTGTACGTCTCTTGTAAATTGTAATGCCATTTTTATTTCTCCAAAGAGATTACTCTCTTCCTAACCTTAGTATCGAACTTCGCAAACGATTTCGCCGACGCCTAAAGGTTCTAGTGCGCCTTCATCAGTATCTAAACTTACTATTGTAAGCTGATGTACTGATTGCGCTGTTCCGTCTTGATCTGTATAGGATAATGCTGAATTATCTTCTATTACTGTTTCTATGTCTTCAAAAAGTTTTTCTAAGCCTAATACGGCATCTTCTTGTTGAACATACACTCTCAATGTCAGAGTCATAAATCTATCTTTATAGCCACCACCCTGATACTGTCTAGTTTCTGCTCCTGCACTACAATGTACTGCAGGAAAATCTTGTACTTCGTCCCAGAACAATAGTTTTGGTTCTACGTTATTATATAAGTTTGTTCTGTATGGAAAGTTTCCATTAATTAATTTTAATTTTACTACGAGAGCCTGAACAATTGCCATTCTTCGTGACGTATAGTCTCTGGTTGCCATTACATTCTCCTAGTAAAAAATCTTCCTACTAATTGTTCCGATGCGATTTCTCTTATAGATCTATCAATAAGTTTTCTTGGGTCTCTTTGAGCACTTGCCCAGGGCGTTTTTCCTTTACCCATCTCAAAAATTTGATAAGGGCTCTTATCATAAGTATATCCTACACTCGGAAACCCTTTAGCAGTAGTACTTATGTCTGTAATTCTAACGCTACTTGCAAAAGCCCCGCTTCTATTCTCTAATGCGGGTGCTCCCATGTTTTTACGAACTTCTGCAGGTAGTTTAGCATTGAGTATAGCCTGAAGTCTTAATAAGTTAGAGCGAGGAGCACTATTCTTTTTAGTTGCTGCGCCTTTATTCGACATTGCCGAAGCCGCTATAGCTAAAGTACTACCACTGCTTTTAGTTCGTTTTTTAGTATTAGGTTGTCCAACTTTAGATTTATCAGACTTTCTTTTCTGTACTTTTTCTCTAGTTGCTTTAACTCTAAAATTCTTATTTTGTGCTCCTACGACCGCGTCTATTATTTGATTTGTTGTTAATCGAGCTACTTTCTCTGCAGGAGGCATACTTGCAGCCTTACTTGCAAAGTCTTCAGCATTTTCAAATAAAATTTCTGCTATCTCTCGTTCTACTTCTTCTCGAAGATTCTTCCAATCATAGCTTTCAGAACCTGGTATATTATCTGCAGAACTACCTATAGTGCCGTATACTACAATATCTTTTCTATAGTCTGCTGCGAGTTGCTTTTCTTTACTCTTCCAAGTAACTTCCAGATTTCGCAACATATTTATAATTACATTTGTACCAGCTTCTCTTGCTTCAGTAGTAGATACATCCATAAGCAGATTAGCATTTTTTAAAGACCTATCAATATTTTTTTCTATTACACTATCTGAAGCTCCTGAACCTCTCAAAGATTTAGGCCCTTTTTGGTCGTTCTCTCTTACAGCTTCCCCACTTACAGTATTCCCTAGAATTCTTAGAGTTTCGGTACCAACGGTCTCTTTACCTAAGTGTAAAAACTGGGTTGCTCTTGTAAAGGAGTCATTGAACTTTGTCTTTTTTCCTTTAAGAAGCTTTTTGAATCCAGTTCGTATTTTAGGTAGAGCTAGCTCAAATATAGGAGTCTTTAGTTGCTTCTCCCGTAATCTGGGTTGATATATATAAATATAAGTAGGGTACTTTTTAACTATATCACCCTTACTCTTCTTGTATTTAGTTAAGTATCTATTATAAGTATACTTAGCAACCTTCTTTAAAAAACTCATCACTCTAGGATTTTCTAGTAGATTTTCTTCCGAAGCCTCTGATTTACTCATAGAAATAGCAAAGTTATTGACTATAGTTTTTTCTATATCTTCGTACAATATTTTATGTACGTGAGGCGCGTTTGCGGCGGAGTATCTTCTAGCTATTAAGTCGAAGCGTTTTACATTTCTATTTAGAGAACTTCGAATAATACCATCTACAATAGCCTTGCTCATTGTATCCTATACATGTCTAAAACTCTGCGAATATGGTCTGGGAATCCTGGGTCGTATCGTATAGAGGATGAACCGGAACCTTCACGAGTTGCTGAGCCAATGCTCTGTCTGTCTTTGTGTTCGTTTAAATGGTAGTAAGTGATAATATCAGCTACTGCCAGTTGTAAATCTGTGGGTAGAGTTGTATACCCCGCTAAATAGGTTACTTTGACCGACCCTACACCACGAGGCCAGTTTTTATATGCACCGCTTTCTTGCGTTCTAAAAATAGAGTCAGAAACTTGATCTAAATACCACGAATATTCTGGTGGAGTTCCCCCACCGCTAGTAAATAATTCCGTGTATGCAGTAGATTGTCCTACTCTTTCATAAACATTTGTAATACTAATCACTGGGCTGTACTTTAATTGAACAGTATACGTATCCCACTGAATATCAAAAAATTCAGTATATCCGGGGCTACTAGCATAGGTGTCGAACTCACTGTTGCAATAGGTTCGGACAAGCTTACTTACACTCGTAATTAGCGTCTCGAACTTTTCGTCAAACTGTGTAGAGTTTATCCCTTCCAGTAGTTTATAATCGTCTAATGTAATTAAA